TTTATAAGTAGTGGAGCCTTTTTTTCCACCAGTTTCTAAAAATCTTTCTTGCTTGTCGTACAGGGACAGTAATTTTTTTTCTAACCCTTCCGCTTGCTTTTGCGCTTCTTTGTATTCTTGTGTAGGCAGCTTCTGTTCTGCCACTTCCTCCATTTTTTGTGCGTATTCCGCAGAAGATTTTGAAAGGCTCTCTATTTTCGTCTTTACATTTTCAAGCTTGGAATCTTGCGCGGTCATTTTTTCTAACTCTTTTTCGGCATTGGCAAGCTCTTTTTGTAAATTTTCGTACTCTTTGGTTGGGATTTTCGCGTCCTTGAGGGAATCCATTTTAGATTTCAAAGAGGCTACCTTGTCGACAGCCTTAACGATTTGATTTTCCAGCGTTGCAAGCTGTATTTTTGCTTGCTTCGTGTCTATGGATGTTTTTACTTTTATATGACCATCATAGTTTGCCATATCATTACCATTAGCTTTCTTGGTTAGCGGCACATGCCTTTTGTGTGTCGGTTATTTCTATCTATTCCTGTGTTTATCCTAAGACTTCATTAATTAATGATTGATATTCCTCTTCCTGTTCCTGTTCTTCCTTGCTCAGTTTTCTTTGCAAAATAACCATATCTTTGTTGTGCGAAATAAATTCCTTATCGCCTTTTGTAAGTTCTTTTATCTTTCCTCTGTTCAGCTTGTTTCTGAGGCTGAGAATATAGGAAAAAGTTCCTTCTCCTATCTCATTAAAATACCCCAAAAACGTCCACCAGTGAATATATTCTTCCTCGCGTACATCTGCGCATTTTGCCACTTTGTTGATTGCGGAAAATATCATTTGTTCGTCCTGCTCCCAATCATAAGCCGGCAGCTCTGGTTTTTTGTTTGATTTGTCATTTTTGCCCGCGCTTACAAACCATATAATTTGATGCACGGCTTCTTCAATATCAAATCCGTTTTTTGATGCTTTCTCTACGTCTTCCGCGCACGAAAAGTCTGAAAAAATTAAAAATATAACCACTATCCATTTTTCAGACGTATCCAGTTCCGGGTCGTTAAAGGCTTCAAAGGCTTGCAAGATGTTTCTGTAATCGGTACGAATAGGATACTGTTTGTCCCCCACGCGCAAATATTCTGGCAATAAACCTATCATTTAACTATATCCTTTATGCTTTTTTTAATACTTACTTTGCTTTGCGCTTATGGTCTTGTGGTTGATACTTTGCCATTTTTTCTTTACTTCTTCTGTTTCTGTCCTCTATTTTGCGATTAAAAATTTTTTCCATTTGGGGAGTAATTTCGTAAAGAAAATCAAAAAAACAATCTGCGTCCGGCAAAAAATCCGGTATCTCATCATAAATGCTGCGAAAGTACTTTTTTATAGTATCAGTTCCAAAAATGGAATCTGCCATCTGAATAGCTTCTTTCGAAAAATCAACGTTTGCCTTTGACATTTCCACCGTTTGGTTTACTAACGCATCAGTTTCTTCTTGTCCCTCATACTTTTTCTCAATCTCTTTTATTGTCTGGGGAAGTTTTTCTGATTGTTCAATCAGCCATCTGCAAAAAAGTACATATCTGTCAAATAATGTGGAGTCATTTGCTGATATGGCTGAGTATTCGCCTGTTTCGTTTAAAACAATTTGTATGATTTTGGCATCATGTTTTGCTAATTTTATCTTTTCCATACTTAACATCCTTTCCAAATCAGGGCATGATGGAAAGGTACATGCCCCGATATATTAAGTTTTAGCTTAATACCTAATTAGCTTTCTAAGGTTGACGCTTCTGCGCCACTGGCTGTAAAAGTAACCTTTTTGTCGCTTACCGATACGGTACCCTGCACTCTGGCACCATCCTCATAGATTGTAAAAGGCAAGGTGTAACCAGTGGTAGCGCCACCGTCTGTATCAACCACAACTTTAACAGGCACTTTAAAGCCTTTCCCTGTAAGTGTTTTTGTGCCAGATTTGCTTACCTCGTCTGTTAGGGTTGCCGCTATAAGAGTTGCCGCAACATGCTCATCATCTTTCGCAAGATTATCATTGATGTACTGGATATGCTCATAAATTGCATCTTCCTTTCTAGCAATATAATCATGGGACATTGACGGAGTGTAACTATTAATGTCCGTTGAATTTTCTCCAAGCACATTCTCTTTCTGCTCTACATCGGGGTTATTGTCAATATTTAATTCGTCACTGTCTTTTCCCAGCAGCGTAGTGTCACTCCCAAAAGATAGCCAAAATGCCCGGCATCCTCTTAAAATCTTTCCTGTTTCTGCCATTTTTTATCCTTTCTCCCAGTTGCTTTTGGGGGTTAGCGACTTTGCTATATGCAAGCCGTTCATTAATCAGCTTCGTACTCCATAACCGCGTCAGCGGCATAAACTATGCTGTTATCGTTCCCTGTTTCATCGCGATATGGTATCACATTGGAAGCCGTTATTTTTGTGATTGTCCTGTTGTCCGTAAGTAAAGGCAATTCCTTGACATTTTCCAGCCATGCCATTATTTTACCCACAAAGGCTTGACTGTCAATGCGCTGCGGAGAGTCGGATGGCATACTCTTATAAGCCACTCTAAAATTCATTGTGGCGGTAAACCCGCCCTGTATGTTGCGACTTTTATAGCCCCCGCCAGACAATGTAAGCACCGCCAAAGACTCATCAGCTCCCAATTCATCATATTGAGGGACAAGGTCGTCCGGCTGCCTTGGATATTGCTTTATCAATTCCCATAATGCCTTGCCTACGGTGTCATATTCTGTTGCGCTTAAACTTTCAATTTTTTCACTCATGCTCCGCTCACCTCAAATCTTGGAATAAGGCTATACACGTCTACTGTGTGTATAACGTAGCTGTGCCCATATTTGCCACGCACATATTGGTAAAAACGGTTTTTTCCATAGTCTGAGCTTTTTACAAGCCCTGTCGGCAAATCTTCCACAGACACGCCTAATTCCGGTTTATAAACAATCGCAAAAAAGTCTTTATTGTCCGGATTAAAGGTGAAATATTCCAGCTTTTCCTCGTTTGGGGTGTTTATCCATTCCTTGGGAGCTTTGTATGGCTTGGGAAGTGTTTCATCATTACAAATTTTTGCAAGGCAACTGTCAGCATTTTCCAAACCACTGTTTTTGATGTTTGCTCCTTGCGTAAGCTCTACACGCACATTGTCAAACCGTGTACCAACGTAATATTCCGTATCTGTAAGGGATTCGACATAACGATTGTATAAGATTATGCTGTCAATATATCTAATTCCCATCTTTTCGCCTACACCCTTTTAGGGTAGGAGTTACCTGCATATAGTAGGCATACTCCGTTTGAGTCGCTTACACCGTTAAGGTAACTCCTAATAGTGTTTGCATATAAGTTTTCCTGTGCCTTTTTATCGGACACTACCGCGTCAATGACTGTACTTCCGCTTTCTGCCTTTGCGGTGTAAGAGATGCTTTCGCTACCGCTGGTCATACTTGACACAACTTTTCCATGCACCGCGCCTGTACTTTCGTCTATCGTATATCCTTGCCCTTGCATTATTCTTTTTTCTGCTGCTTCAATTCTTGCCGCCAAGTCAATTACAGCGCAAAGACAACGCTTGACTGCTTCAACATCATCTTCGTTTTTTGGAAACGCAAATTTTAGTTTTCCAAACGTCATGCTGTCAACCTTTTTTTGTGCCGCCCAAACAAGCCTGTTAAAATCCGTTTCGGGCACGGCATCCTCGCCATAAATTGAATTGTAAAAATCATAGTTTGCATAGAACACCATGCCCTACTCCTTTACTCTTTGTCCTGCTCTTCCTTACGTGACTTTCTGTCTGTGTACTCTTTATAACCCGATTTCTTCCACTGGTCTGTGACCGTTGGGTTATCGCTTTCAAGTACAACACCACTCGGTAACTTTACTTTCATGTTATGCCCTCACTTATGCGGTTACTGCCTTGTAGAAAATCAAATCTGGCATTACAGCCTTTGTTCCATAATGGTAGAACATTTCTACTCCATACGCATTGGAAAGGGGAATCTTTTCAGCCGTGTATGCGTCCGACATAACAGGTTGCGCAATCGCACCATCCACGATAACAGCAAATTCTACGTCATCGGGCAGATGTACTGTAGAAAATGTCTTTACGCCATGATATGAAAAAAACTCTTCTGCCGCAGAGTCAACGTTTGCGCGGGTAACTTTGTCAAGGTATGTCCGAATCTGTCCATATATCTTGGTAGAGCATACAAGATTCATCATACTTCTGGGAACGCCATCTACAAAGTCATTCTTAGTGTTTTCACAGGTTTGAATAACCTCTTCAACGATGTCCTCAATTGTAGTTGCGGTAGGTGTAATCTTTGTTCCCTCACTTTTTGCAACGGCAAAAAACTTTGTATCAAGTTCGGATGCCATTCTCTGAACATGGTTATTTGCTCTTTTTTCGAGAATGCCATCAACGCCATAAAGAGAAACATCTTTGTTTTCAAGCTCCTCTACAATCTCTTTGTCCGTGTCAATAGCCACGGTTACCGGCTTTGCCTTTACAGCATCGCCTTTGCCTGCGGCTCTTGCCGTACCGTAATCCTTTGAAGAAGCGTTCACAAATCTCTTTGCCTCTACGCTACCCGCCTCCGGGTTGCCGGACAAGTCAGTGTTCTTCATATTTGAAGAAATAAGAATTTTATTTACATTTTCAATAACCTTGCCATATAACTCTGACAGGTAATCTTTCCCCTCCTGTTCAAGAAGGATATTTAGCGACTGAATCCTTGCCATTTTTAGTCCTTTCTACCGCTAATTTATGCGGTTAGCGGCTTGCACTTTTGCAAGTCGGTGTGTGGGTTACCAAATTCGTGGAACAGGTTTTGATTCTGTTTTCAGTTCTGCTTTTGCTTCGGATTTTTCAGTAAACTTCGGGGCACTACTTGCCGCAATCTGTTTCTTTGCAGCTTCCTCTTTTTCTTCCTCGGTCTTGTAAAAATGGTCTTTCTCATTCTCGCCTGCCAAAAAATCAGCAAGCCCCATAAACGCGCCATTCTTCCACTTCAAACCATCTTCGCCCATAATGTCAGCCATTAGCGACTTTCTTGTGCGCTCCGATGCAATCCCGAGTTTGTCAAACTCTGCTTTCAAATAGTCGCGCTGGTCACGTTCGGTAATCTGTTTTGTTGCTTTGTCTTCCGCGTTTTTAATCTGCTGCTTGTACCCTTCAATTTCACTTGCAATTTTATCCGGGTCAATGTCCTTGAACTTTTCCAAGGTTTCATTTGCGGTTGAAAGCTGTTCTTTCCAACTGTCACGGTCTGCTTCAGCTTTCTCGGTCTTTGCCACTTGCTTGTTGTAATCTGCCACGGTTTTGTAATTCTCGCTTACCGCTTTGATTACATTTGCAAGCTGTTCATCTGTAACCTCAAGTCCTGCGTCTTTCAAAATCTGTTCAATGTTCTTCATGGAATCCTCCTAACATATTCTTTTAACAGGTTGTCACCTGTATGGATTAAGGCAAATAAACCTTTGCCGGGGTAATGCGTCCGTGCGGAATTGAACCACCAATCATCTGTCCGCTTTTGCGTTTCCTTGACAGACGGACGCGCCATTTATGGAGGTATAAAACATATGAAAAAAAGTAGCTAGCAAATAAAAAGTGCTAACAGATACAACGTATCTATTAGCCCCAATAGCTGTTACTCATAGCCAATTCTATGAATCATTATATCGCTTTTTCTTTGTGATTTCATAAACAACAATCTTACCATCGCTGCTTTTTCGCACTTCCGCGTTATTTCCTTTTCGAATAATCTCGCGGATTACTTTTTCTAATTCGCCCATATATTCACCTATATAATATCTAACGTCTGATATACTTTTAACAGTTTTGGGAACTGGATTGCTACCCAGTCCACCATTGTTTCATCGTGTCCAAACTCATCACAGTGTTGGAAATTAGATTGTAAACCACTTTCTGCCAACATTGCGTGGATTATTTCATGCCGTAATTGTTTCTTTTGATTGGCTTCAAAATCTCCCAAGGATTCACTGTTGTCGGACTTCATAACAATAATCTTTGATGAAAAATCACAATATCCATCAGCGGTTTTCAAAAGTTCGTCAGCGTTTGAATCTTTCCATTTAATTTTATATTCTGTTCCAAGAATGTCTATAACGCTATCTTTCATAATGCGATTGTACCATAAAATAAAAATAAATTTGTACCATTTTTTATCTAGTTCCGTCTGATTCCGTCAAGTTGATTGTACGTCACACCGTGTCATATCTGCAACTTAATATAGCAATCGAATACATTTAAAAAAAAAGAGCGGCTAGTTGTTGACCTTTGTGTTACTTTTTTCTATGCGTTTTTCTTCTTCCAATGACATAATGTATTTGGGGCAAATGTTATATTTCTTCCCATAATTCACACACGCAACCCATCTGCAATTTTCGCAACTTTTCATTCTTCCACCTCGTTCCTTACACCATTCCCCCTGTCAATTGCTTTTTGACGTTCGTTCTCACATATATCAATCTCACCGGAAACCTCGCTTTCCCTCCACAAAAATGGCATGATTTAAGTGTTTCCATTGTTTAATCCTCCCATCTTTTGTTTTAATTTAATTTTATCAAAACAATTTGCGCAAATATCTTTACGCCCAATATCAAATTTGTATTTGGCAACATCTTCAAAACCAATTCCGCCTTGTAAATCTACTTGTACAAAAATCTAAGTCAAAAACCGTTCCACAAATATCACATTTTCTGCATACGCTCATCTATTCCACCTCTCCTTACTATTTCTGCAAGTTTATCTTTTAAATATTTTATACAGTCTTGTTCCTTAAGCTTGCTTCACCATCTTTTGTTAGTGCCAGTTCTGCTTCTTCAAATGTTTGAAAAAATTCTCTTTGAAAGCAATATATATCCTCTTCAAAATCATCCAACAAATCATCCTCTTCAAACGCGCTACCACTAATTACGATGTTAAAACCGCCCGACACATAAGCTGAAATGCCTATGTAGCTTATTGTATATTCCAATATTCTCCCAAATTCTTCACAGTAATGATAAACTGTTCCGCCAATTCTGCACGGCAGCTTCACAAGCAATCCGTTTTTCTCTGCTTTCTCCCATTGCTCGTATTTTCGGACATTATCATTTACAATCAACATACATTCCGCTAATGGCTCATCTCTTTCCTGCTGGTCGTAAAATTCGATAAATGCGTCTACTATCTTTTCCAGTGTGATGCACCCTGAAAATCTTTTATCCAGTTTATCCTGAATATTCTCATATTTCGTGAATTTATCTGCTGCGTCACCACTTATGTAAACCTTATCCGCCAAGCGTCCTTTTGTCATTTCCCAATTATCGTCCCTAGATAAAACTAATTCATTTTTCCCTTGTAAGTCTGTTATTGTATAATATTTGTTGTATATTGGTTCTTGGTGTGCTATCGCTTTGTCGGCGTATTGCGCATATTCTCGCATTTCATCACCCAATGATTTTTCTCTATTTGTTATATCTAATAGTTCCATTTTATTTTCCCTCTCTTTCCCCTAATTCCTTATCAATGCAGTAATTGATAAATTCCGTCACGGTTCGGAAGTTTCTCTCCTTTGCAATCCTCGTTAATCGTTCCTTTTCGCCCTTGCTTCTAAGGATTGTGATTCTATCGTACTTTTCTTTTTGATATCCGTTAATGTAATCAAACGCGGCTTTTCTTTTATCGTCCATAATAACCTCCTTTTAGGATATGATAGCACGATGTTTTTATAGTTTCAACTTATTTTAAAATTATTTATAAATATGTATTGACATAGTTATAACTATATGATATTTTGTTATTAGCAAATGAATTTCACGTTTAGGAGTGATAGTTATGGTAAAAATCAAAGAGACAGAATACAACGAATGGTTCAGAAACGTTTTCCTTGAAAGTTTCGGATTGTGTAAAAGCAAGCAAATATCTGAAAAGCAAGGTTTAATCTTTGAAAGATATTTGAAAGAAGAAGAGGATAATTGGAGACACCATAATGCATATTATTATAGTGGGATAATATCCGGCAAAAAGGTCAGATTGCAAGAATCAAGCGTCTTTAACGGTTGTACAAAAGGTCATACAAAAACTCTCTACAGAACGGTTTGTTATATTACGATTCAGCCGGACAATACGAAAGAAGAAAATGAACTTAGAGCAAAAATTGAGAAATTAGACAAGCTGTGGAATACAAAATTTGATTCAAATTCAGATGATACCGAACTAGACCGGATAGAAGCTGAAATAGATAGTCTGCAAGAAAAGCTAAATAATCTAAGGTTTACTGGATAAAAAGAGGGGAACTAAATCCCCTCTTTTCACATATTTGCAAGCATTTGCACTTGCCGCTCGATCGCTTTCCTCTCGTCCATAAAGTCTGCGTCCTGCATCATGCAAGTAATCATGTCATTAACTTCGGTCATAAGCCGCCCGACACACTCCATTAACTTATCTCTGTGACCTTGGTCACCTACTTCTTTATACTGCTTTTTTGCCGCGATATACGCATCATAGAGAGCATCAATATTGTGGTCGTATCTGCCATTGGAATACTTTTTAATGGTAGTTTCTGACGTTTCCTCTGCTTTATATCCATCATGCTCCATGTCGCAAAGATAGGTAAGGGCACAAGAAATTTTGTAGATTGCGTCAAGATTTCCACTCGTTAGTTTTTCCTCTGCGCTTTTGATTTCCACGTCAAGTTGATTCTTTAAAATATCAATAATCTTTCCCATGCTTCTACCTCAACTTTTTCTCTTTCTTTTTATATTTGTCGTGCATTTCTGATTGACTTTCCACGATATATGTCATGTCATATCCGCAAGAAATAAGGTCAAGGATAATTCTGTCAAGCTGTTTTAATTCCTTGTCCACATCTTCTACAAGGCAATCAATAAAGAGCGCGTCTGCTTCTTCTCCAATCTCGCGTAATTTATGCGCATAGTGGCTGTAGATTTCCTTTGTTGCGGTTTCCCATTCGCGATATTCTGTAAATCCGTCCTCAACAGCTTTCTGCTTTGTTCCTTTGCCTACGCTGATGCGGTTTGCCGTGTACCATGCCATTGGAATTACCCGGATTTCGCCCTCAAACTTATCATCAATCAGTTTTCCATGGTGATTAATATAGTACATAGATAATGTGCGCCTCTCGATGCTCTCGCAGTAATACTGATACTCATGGAGCCTTTTATATCCATGCAAGCTTATAAAGTCAAAGTAATCTGCCATCTGCGAATGAAACATAAGCGCAGCTATCTGCCTTGCACTGATTTCGCTGTAGATTTCCTCTACCGTGGAAACTTCCGTTTTACTCTTGTAATTTATCATGTAATAACCTCTCTATCCGCCTTAATGAGCTGTTTATCTGTTCTAACGCACTATCTTGGCTATCAAGCCGTTTCCCTATTTCAGTCAATAACAATTTGGCTTGCTTGTCGTTGGCAGCGTTTACGTCATTCTGTGCGCTTTGCGAGCGGTTTTCTATCAGGTTTTCATAGCCTAGTAGAAATGAAGCAACGCTTAAAACGTCCAGCGCGTCAAATTGCTCATTATAATTTTTCAACGGTTACTCCTACGTTGTTAATTGCTACGGTTGCCGGAAGTGTTGCTGTCGGTGTCGTGATAACTGCCTGAATTGTGGACGAACTATCACAGCACTGCAAACGCACGATTGCCGGAATATTGATTGTTACAGTCCCAGCCGCTGTTGCGGTCACTGTCTGCGTTGCTCCTGGAATTGCCACGCCATCTCTAAACAGTGCTACTGTATAGTTTCCAGCAGTTGTCGGTGTCATTGTAACTGATGCGTTAATATCGTAGTATCCTTCTCCATCTAACAGGATACCGTTCCCAGATAATTGGATATTTTTTCCAAATCTGCGAACCACTGTCCCGAGTGGTAACACTGCGGTGGGCTGTGCGGATGTGAGTGTAATTGTTGTTGATGTGGTGTTCGCTGTGTAAATTGCTGACTTCATGTTTCCTCCTATTCTTTGTCGTATGAGTTAATAAGTGACTGCATATGCTCTCTATATCTTCTATTAGATTCTTCTGCTTTTTCTGCGTCTATTTTTTCTTTCATACAAATTTTCTTTTCTAAAGTTTTTTGTTATAAAAATAAAAGGGCGCATTACACGCCCCTTATGCCCGGTCAAGCGTGACCATCTTAAATGTTTCCACATCCGCAGGAACTACCACAAAAAGGATTTGCGCCTGCGCTGTAAGCAAAGGCATTTGGATATCTAACCACGCCTGCCGTTGCTGCCTGAATCTCAAGCTGATAAATGCGATTCTGCATATCTGCCATGCGATTGGTGCAAAGCGCGTCTAAAATCTTCTGAGTCTGTGCTGTGGTATTTGCATTAATCTCAGCGGTATTCTGTGCCGCCAGATACCGATTTTCTAAAATTCCCTGCTGCGTTTCACAACAACATTGCTGAGTCTGTGCAGCTGCTGCATTGGTAGCGGCTACGCTATTTGCAAATCCTGTGCAAAGGTCGCGGCTTAACTGTCCAAACTGCTCCAGATTCTGGTAGCCAAGTGAGCTTGCTGCCTGGTGCAGCATTAAATTCTGACTGTTCTGGCTGTCTGATAATCTGCCAACTGCATTTTCCAACTGCGTAAAGTTATTCATGTTGCACATAGCCGCTTCGGTAAGAGTGCTGTTGTTACCATTTCCAAAACCATTCCCGCCAAAGGCGAAGAAAAGCACGAAAATCACTAACCACATTGCACCCATTCCATCCCAACCGCCATCTCTGCCAGTTACGGCAGCTACGTCACTTAATGAAAATCCATTGTTGTCCATAGTGTTTCTCCTTTTTCAAAAATATTTATACATTAACCTGCGCAGATTTTAGTATCGTATCAACTGTTTATTGAGGAACTCGATTTTGCGTCTTTCTTAGTTTTAATTTAACTTTAACTTAGTTTTAACTTGGTTTTAACTTGGTTTTAACTTGGTCATTACTTAATTAATCCCATCTGCTTCGCCATTTGAGTCGCTTGCTCAACCTGTGCCTGTGTCACACGTCCGCTGTTTATCATACTATTTAATATCTCATTTGGATTTGCATTTTGAGGAAATTGTCTTCTAAAATCTTGAAACTGTTTCATAATTTCCATTGGATTTCTCATTCCCTGAAACTTAGACATTCCACCACCCATATTTGCTAAAGGATTTCCCATATTTAGCCCTCCTTATTTGCTTTATTTTGAGTTGTTTTGTTTACATTTGATAATTTGTCTATTTGCGCTTTTAAATCCTCAAATTCGTTGCGTTGAACATATTGAGATAGGTCTATTTGGGGTGCCGGAACTGGCTGTCCTGCCGTGTCCGTAATTTCCTCAAATTTATATGCCTTAAACTCAGTGGTTCCAAGCCCATCCGCTCTTTTTACATAAAAAACCATTTCGTTATTGTCCATCATCCAAATTGTTTGATTGGGCTGTACAATATGCTCCTTTGCCCCTTGTGCCCCGGTTACATATATCCAATTTACATTTTGACCAATGGGCTGTTGCTGCGCCAGTTGGGGATATTGCTGCTGCATTTGCTCCATCCTCTGTTGAGCTGTCATTCCAAATTGTGGTATTGGCTGGTATTGATTTATATAAGGATTCTGGTACATTTTCCCCCTCCAAAAATTTTAATATATCTCTGTAGTCGATTATGATAGGAATGTCTTCCCACCATTCACCGTCCTCGTAGTACTTATCCATGTGTTTATTTTTGCATAAAAATGGATACTTTAACATATCATTAAAGTATCCAAAATCTATCACATATCTATCAAAAACTATCACTAGCACACTTTGATTATTTTATTTTTTACTTTTTTATTTAGCCTGTTTGCTGTGGCTATGCTAACATTCATCAACTCTGCGCATTTTTCCAGCGTTAAGCCAGTCGCCCGGTATTCAAAAAGCGTCCTCTCATCTTGTGTAAAATTGCATTTTTCTCTAAAATAGTCCAATTCTGGTTGCGTAAAGTCGTATATTTGCATAATTGCACCTGCTATTTGTCGGTAAGTGCTTTTATTAACTCATCCCTTGTTGTCTTTAGACCTTCGATGTTGTTCCCTGTAATTTTGTTTTCTATTAGAGAAAAAACACTTCTCATTATTAAATTCATGTCTTCTCTGTTCCCATTAATCGATTTATAATCATTTTCCATTTTTCGATTGATTTCTTTAATATCGTTTTCGATACTTGTCAGTCTATCTTCAATGTCATCGTTTGGCTTTTTTGCTTTCCGGTAAATGTTTAAAATAACCGTGCCAGCACCGCCTACTGTGATTATCCATCCGCATATTACCATTGTTTGATTAATATAATCCATGCTTATTCCCTCTTATCCATGCTTATTTACTTTTATTTTTTTCCAACATATAACCTGTCTTCGTTACGTTTTTGTCCATTTTCTAAGCAAAAAGCTGTGTATTGACCATTGTATTTATTAAATTCATTTTCAATTGTTTCTTTCGACTGATTTAATTCTTCTTTGAGTTTATCGTCATTTACTATTTTTAGAGCATGTTTGACTTCAAACAATTTTTTCTTTGATTCTCTGATTTTACGTTCATACGCTCTTTTTTTTTGGGATATGTCATATGCCTGTTTATTTTCTTCACTGTCATATTGCGGCTGGTTATTTTTCATGCCTTTGTAAAATGGAAAAAACGTATGTCTACAATTTATCCCGGAAAGCCCTGTGATTGTCCCATACCCTGTGACTGTTTCAAAGTCTTCATAACGACTTTCTTTATTTTTATCAAACCAACTTTTAAGTTTGTTAAATATGTTCGCTAACGTGTTCTTACTTTTTATTTGCTCTGTTCCACCATATTTTTTTATGAGTTTGTCTGACAACGTATATATTTTCCCCTGCCAACTCATATGATTGGCAGGCTCTATTTTGTTTGTATAACGCGCTCCCAAATGGCTGCTGACAAGCACATTTTTTATTCCAGCATTGGCACAGGCAGAAAGCGTTATTTCTGAGTTTGATTGATTTAGTCCTGTCATTACACACATTCTTACAGCGCTTTCCACGCTCATTCTGCGTTCTTTTCCTGTTTCCTTGTTTTTGTAAATGATTGTAGCTCCGTGTTTGGACACTTCGTCTATAGCTTCCCGGATTGCTGTTGCCGGACTAATTCCATGTGTCGATTTCCACCACGCGCTATCACAGGATTTTACAAATTGGCTGTTTATGTTCGCTGCGGTTGTCTTTGTCAGATTTCGTATCTCTCCATTTGTACGCTTATACGCTGCGTTAAGTATCTTTTTTTCATCCTCTGTTAAGTTTTCTAAACGTGGAGCTTTGTTGATATAGTTTTTTAATTCTTTGTCCCCTTCCACCATGTCAGATACCATTTTGTTAATATTCTCGTTTATCTCATATCCCGCTTGATAAAAAGCATCTTTTATTTTTTTATCAAGCCCCGGAAGTCTTTTTTCTATTTCGCGCTCTATATCCTCTATAAGGATGCCTGACCGTTTCATAAGGTCAATATAGTGCTTTGACGATGGCGATATCGCTATTTTCCCATTAAATTCAAACTGCGCTATCACTGAGTCAATTACTTTATTTGTAAGGTACATGTTAAATTCACTTGCCGCCGTGCTGGTAGATTCAACTAATTCATCTAAATATTCAGGTGTGAGCATAAAATCCCTCGCTAGTAAATTTTATCCTTTTTTGTAAGCATTTTTGGCCGCTTGGATAACATCATCCGCATGGTGTTCCACAGCATATCTAAGCCAATCTCTCTGAGCTTCTGGTTTGCTGTATTTTAACAATCGCGTTGTTGGAACTTTTTGCACTCCCGACCTGCTCCAAAATCCATAGTCCGGCTTATAAAATGCCCCTTTCCCTGTGATTGGGTCTGCGTACATAATTCCCTCAAATTGGTAGTGACCATATGGAACGCCATTAGGATTAAAGGCATATACAACATCACGCTCACCGTTAGATTCATTAAATGTTTTTATATCATCGCGTAATTTCATGGTATCTTCCGGGACGTATAAAAGCATGTCTTGTAAAAGTTGTTCTTTCATTGCATCTTGCGCGTAGTCCAATTTCATTCCCAATACACTGAAAGACAAAGTAGCTTTAGTGCCGTTGTTATTGTATTTTATATCTGATTTTGCAAACAAGTTGCGAAAATAATTTGGGGGTAGTTTCATAAATTCAACATCCGTATTTGATTCAAAATGACTCTATCGGTGCCTTAATTGTTGTTGTTTTAATTCGTTTTTAATTCGTTTTTGTGTCACTGCTTTTCGTTCTTTTCTGCCAGTGCTTGCAATAATATTTCTCGTGCGTAAAATCTGCCATCTGGTCGCTTTCTGCGTTTACGCACACTCCATCAGGCTTTGTCCAATATTTGCAACCTCTACAGCATTTCTCATTCATATTCTATCGACCTCATATTGTTCAAAATCTTGATTGATTTTACGAGCAGCGGAAATGCCTCACATAATAACGGCTCATTTACTCATCTCCAAATAGCCCCACGCTGTTTGACTCTTCTCGTTCTGCCCTTGCCTCCTCTACCAACTGAATTGCTTCTTCCTCTGTATATCCCATGTGTAGTACTAAAAAACGTGCTTTAGATATATACCCATTTTGCGCCAGCTGATAAGAAAAAGCCTTATCTTCCTCCGCATTACTGGTCAAGTCGGCAAATGAGCAGAATATTTCATAATTCCCAAAATCTTCCGGTGGGAATTTCCCATCCATTGTAGCTGTTGCGTCAATAATATAAGCCAAATCATGGATAAATCCAACGCGACCATCTCCGTTGCTTTTCGGACGCTCAAACAAGTTTCTATAACTCATTACCGTATTGATTGTTCGCTGTTCCGAAGATTCTACCTGTGTTGCCGTTGCCATGGTTACTTTTTGTCCGTCAAATACAAAATACCCCGGGTCAAATCCTGCCTTATATGAGATGATAGACAGAAGAAAATTTATCCCCTCTATCCTGCTTGCCACCTGCATTGTCGGGTTCCACTGCTCTATTGTGTTGTCGACGGTATTCCCCATCTCTAACCCTTGGACATAGCGCGGTAGCTTTATATTGTTGATGTTTGCAAACTGTATAGCTGACTGTGATACAAATACTATTGGCTTGCTATCTTCTGTTTCAACTCCCATTGTTGATATGGCTATGTCTAGCCACCTTAATTCTTCAATGCTTTCAGAAAATGCAGATACCCCCAAAGGACTGTCAGGGTCTATTGTATTGGAAAAAGGATTTTTAAAATATTTAAAAAGCGAATTTTTAAGATTTTCAACCCGAACTTCACTTTCTATATCTTTCCATTTTGTTTTTTTCAAAGGTATTTCTCGCCCAATTTCGTTTGTATCTTCGGATACATATGATTTGTTTGATATTTTATAGACATTTCCGTAAGATTCCTCTCCAGAATCATCTTTTTTTTTGCTTATGGTTTCAAATCTATGCCATTCCGCGCGGGTAAAAAATTTCTCATTTTCTGAATAGTACGAAAAAAAGATACATCCGTTAATGTTTCCCTCGCTGTCATAATCCGTAACCAAAAACATGTCAGGCGTTAAATATTCCACTCCTGTTCCGTTCCATTTTGCCATGACTCCGCCAAGTCGTATCATCTTTTCCACAATTTCTTGCACATTTGTCAAGAAATCTGTGTCAATGTTTTTTTGTATATATTCAGACTTCTCAGATTCCCCATATGCCGCCTGTACTTTTATGTCGATATTTTGAGTGATAAGGCTTGCTAATTCCCGAGCTATTGTGTTGCTAAATCGTATTGTCTTCGTATCTTCATCCACCCATGGGGGCTTTAAGCCATTGCTGCCCTCTAACTGCTTCCATAGCTGTATAGCCTGCTCCATTTCGTTTGACATGTATGTTTTTACGCCAAAAGCCTTGTCAGCGTTTGTTTTAAGCAGCATTCTGATTTTCTCCCTTACCCATGTGATTAATTTCATAATGTACCTTTGTTGATTTTTGACATGATTAATTTATGTTTATAGGTTATCACAAAAAAATCATTAATTTGTACCATTTTACAATTAAAAAAGGATACAACAAATGGCTGCATCCCCTCTGTGGCTCATTATGATATTTTTGAGTTGTTTTCCCACATATGGTTAATTACAGCAGATAATTTGTCGTGTGGGTCTTCCCAAGTTGCTGGCTTAATGGTCTTTCCATCTTCCGCATAGTGGGGCTTTCCATCTTCCCAAAGCTTACTCATATTGGCATTCTGGACGATTTCAAACAGTTGGTCAGGCTTAATTCCCATCTCAACCAGTGTTCCCAGCGCGAAATAAATGACATCAATCATGGCATCCGCTTCCTCCACGATGTCATCGGTTTCAACCGCTTCCAAAAATTCATTGATTTCCTCCAGCATCCAATTATATCTTTTTCGGGCGCGCTCCTTGTCCATGGTGCGGGGCTTATCCCCTACCGGGTGATTGAATTTTTCGTGAAATAATCTTACTTTTTCCCATTCTTTATCCATTTACTTTACTCCTTTTATTTCCCCCAATATTTTATCAATTTTATAAGCAGTAGGTATCTCTTCCAAAATGCAGCTAATATCATCATCTAAAATTCCATCATCATTCGTATGTCTGTCTATTGCTTTGATTACATCTTCTTCAAGTAATAGTCTTGAATTTGCTTTTTTTAATTACCATTAATCTAATCCTTTTCTTCAAAATTGCAATAAAAATTTACATGAACCAACTCTACCTCCTTCATGGCGCACATTCTAAGAATGCTAATCCAAGATGGCGTTTAATGTCAGCACATCCTCTTCCTTTTTTTAAGTCGCATTGAAGCTTATGTGCTTTACCTCCTGCAACATACCGTTTTAATAATTCCATCGGAGTCTGCGTTGAAGGAACGTCTTGCAAAAATAACGCACCTCATCAACCGCATGGTCGTTTTCTTTCACAACTTTATCTTCTACACTTTTATCATCCCAGCAATATAGCCCAAATTCGCTGATGCAAGATTTACAGTTGGCGTGTATCTTAAATATGCCCTTGACTAGCATGGTAGTGGTAACTCTAATGCCGTCCAATACGTCATTATTTGCACCGCTTACAGTATACTTTCCGTGCTTTTTTATCGTTTCAATGAAAGAAGCTGCGCTGGGGTCTATTATGATAGTCGTTACCTTGCGCCCATCTATTAATTTTTCCAACATTTGATAGTAAGCCTCGTCATCAACCCGAACGCCTGTTTTCCTACTGTCGTAGTATAATTCGTCCTCTCTCTGGGCATATCGTCCATTAAAAGCCCACAATCCAGCTGAAAATGGGTTGACTGTGCCATAGTCTATTGACACCACCCATTCAGTGACCCCTCCCATGTGTTCACTCACTACATGCTTTTCCGGGTCAAACATGGAGTAAACAATCCCCTCAGCCACGCACCACAATCCCTCTATATAACGTTTGTAAAAGACTCCATCATACATTGACTTGTAGCGTTCTTTGATGCTTGAAGCCAGCGACAAATTATCGTCCATGGTAAAATGCAGATAAACAAGCCCCTTTTCATCCGCTTTGTCTATCCAGTTAGTCTTGAACCAATGGCGGGGGCTGTCTGGGTTACAGTTAAAAAAGAGTTTTGAGCCGAATACTGAGCATCTTGCGGCAGCTTGATTAACAAATGATTCTGGCATCAACGCCACCTCATCAAAAAAGCAGCCGGCAAGCGTTAAGCCTTGAATTAAGTCTTGGCTCCGCTCATCCTTTCCGCCAAATATGTAAAAGTAATTAACTGTTTTATTTTTTTTTACTATCAATAGATTGTCGGTGCGCCTTTCAGTAATTGTATATCCGCGGCTGGCTACCATGATTTTAAGCCAAAAAATGACATTTCGTCGAAATGAACCTATGGTTTTCCCGCACATTGCAAAATTCTGTGCATCGTAAAAGTTCATCGCCCATAACACAAATGATAAAGACATTGACAAGGTTTTCCCGCTCCTTATAGAGCCATCTGCCACAATTCCATTTGCATCCTTAACAGGGCTTTGTGGACACCACCATGTAAGCACTTTCTTTTGCTTGTCGGAAAAAGGTTTAAATTCAAATCCTTGGTTTCCGCTTTTATGAGCGTCTGCCTCCTTTTTCTTTTCCAGCGTTTTTTTTAAATCATTAATGCGCACTTGGATTCTGTTTACTCTTATATTTTCATCAGTGTTTATCATATTAGTGTCACCATTAATTTTTAAAAACTATAGTTTTTTGTCTTCCTCTGTCTTTTCTTGTTCCCAGACCTGTGCTGCCGTACTATTTAATGCGTCTATAAAGTTATCCGCTGTTTCCTCGGTCACAGTATCTTTCAACCGAGATTCTAGCTTTATCATTTCAATCTCAATTTTCTTTTCTTCAATTTTATTTTTTTCAGGTATTATCACAAATTTATCAATTACTATTCCCATGGCGGTGGCTATTTGAGGCAATGGTGTTTCTTTTAGCTTCTGAGGGTCTGCCATTGCCGATAGATATTGGTCTATGATTTCTTTCGCTTTTTCCTTTTTTGAGTCCATGTACAAAAGCATGTCTTCTGTGTTTTTTTCTTTTTTTTGTGTCGATTTTTCCACCAAGTCCGGGCAGTTTAAGACATACTTCTTAACGGTGTCAATCGCAACACCGTTTTTTTTAGCAGTCGCTCTGTAGCTTCCACATTCTATATAGTCAGCTATCATCTTCTTTTTTTTTCTATCAGTAATCCGTGCTGCCAATGTGCCCGCCTTTCTCAAGTGAACTGCTCACGTGAATAAAGCTTCAAAGGTTTTCCCAATAATCTCTGTCTTCTTGTGTCTGGTATTTATACCATCGGCTCTTTTTTCCTGCTCTTCTTATGCGGTCTTTTTGAATCTCATTGACAAATTTTTGCGCCACTTTCTTGTCATTATTCAAAAGCGCATGAACAAGATATTGTACGTAGTCATAGAACCGCGCATCTTGAGAGTATCTGCGCATTGAAAACCTAATGCTGTAACCTGCCTCATCATACATCATGCCTGTAAATTCTGGCTTTGTGATTATATCGCCGTTTTTAACAGCTTTATAAATAATGCCGGCTTCATACCTTGTTATTTGACCGCGTGTTCTTGGTTCATATGCTACTTTGTAGCTTTCTTCTTTTCTGCTATAAGCCTCCATCGCAGTTGTACTAGAATTACTGACAAAACCGCTACTTCCTTTAGCCATCACACACCGCCTTTGCAAAATGTTCATCTTGGTAAGTTTTTATTCTTATGATATTTCCCTTGCACTCATCCGGCACAATCCCATAAAAAATAATCGTTGTTGGATGCAATCTTTTTTCCATTTCATTGTATCCATCCAAAAACATCTGTCTTAATTCTTTGCTTTTCATGCACCCCACAGATGATATAGCGACCACACTATCTGTAGGCTCTCCGTCAAAGCAAAAATCATATGATGGTGGGTAACTCCAAGTGATAGTCGGAATGACTTTTACACCATTTTCTTGCAAATATGCGCCTATCCAGTGGTTGCGATAGTGATTAAATATCTGCACCGATTTTGGAAAATCACAATAAGGCGAAAAATCTGGTGATAATACATACTTAAACTTTCGCAATATTGGAAGGTATCTATTTGGCATATTCCACACGCGGTTGAATTGATAATCGTCAATAAAAAAATGCACCGCTTTGTTTTCTGGACACTTTTCTTTTATTGCATAATTAAAGCTAACAAAGCTTTCTATCTCATCAATTTCATACATGCCGTATATTTCTGGTGTATCATACGCGCCAACACCGTTAAATATACGTTTTTCACAATTTTCGTAAAACTGCTTTTGTCTGTATAATATACCGTCATTTTTTCGGCTCATATTATTTCCCGTTCCTTTTCTTGTGGGTGGTGCTTTGCCATTTTTTTGCACTCACATTTATATTTATTTTATCATGTTATGTTTTTAAAAATGTACCATTTTAACTTACAAAAAAAGACATCCGTAGACGTCTTTTTTGCATACTCTAATTATTTATTTGCTCATAAATTGCTTTTACATATTTCTTTCCGTCAATTTCAATAATTTCTTTTTTTTGTGCTTCTGTAAGGGCGTCCCATCTTTTTTTCCATTCATTTTCTTTTTCAATTTCTGATTGAGATTTTATAAAGCAATCAACCTTTGTTCTATCTTTGTATTTTTTCTCTGTTTATCCTCAAATTTAACGCAATCCTTTTTATCCTCGCTTGAATATAAGATTGTTGAAACAAAATGCGGTCTGCCTGGTATACCAACATTTTTATTTTCAATAGCATAATACATTTCTTTCATTACAACCACCATTCGCATCATGTGCGCCTTTCTTTTTTTATGCTTCCCGGTTCATCCGTTCCTCTATTGCCTGATTGATGTATTCGCTTACGCTCTGACCTGCCGCTTTGGCTGCGGTCTTTATTGTTGCTTTTCGACCTTTTGGCGTGACAATTTCAACTCGGTCATAGTTCGCTTTATTATATTCGTTTTGATATTTGATTTGATTAAATTTTTCACTTTTCGCTTTTTCCATCTTATCACCGTCCTTTTATGAGTAAATTAGGTCAGAAAGGGTTGCTTTGATAAGTCTGCCGCCTTTTCTGCTTCCCCTGATTTTAGATGTAATCATAGTTCCCGCTAATGTACTCGCTATACTTTGCGATGTATAGCGGTTCTTTGTGGTTATTTGCACCAACAAACTGCCTTGCACTGTCCAAATTCTCAAAAATTCCTTGGGTTAAGTCGTGTCCCTTGGGTTTTAGGCTATCTTCCTCAAATACAACATAGCATTCCCCGCCATTTTCAATAATTTCTTCTGCTTGGTCGCTGTTTAAATAGTAATCTTTGTAATTCATATTTTTCACCCTTACGCTTTATGCGCCCTTTCTTTTTTTTAATGTTGTAACTTTTTTAACTGTCTTTATTATATTTCATATCACGGAATATGTCAATGCATATTCCGAAATATTTTAAAATTTTTTACCTACAAAAAGGGCGTTCCGAAATGAAACGCCCTTTAATGTTTGCAATATATTCCCCTTATTTTTAGAATAAAACTAGCCTTTTCCCATGTATCTCTTCAAACTATATTTATGGGGCTTCCGATAGTTAGTAGAGATTTTTCTTTTAATTAAAAAGTGACAAACCGAATTTCTATATCGTCACCTGTTATTACCACTTTTTCCACACATTCTTTCAATACTTTGTTTTTTTCTTGATTGTCCAATAAGTCCCAACCGTCCGCTATTTTTCTTATCTCCTCTATTTTTTTTTCATCGTTCTCGTCCCCCTTCTTTTTTTCTTTTTCCAGCTGCAAATTTAAGTTTTTGACAACTTCTTCCTCTTCATGTATAAGCTCTAAAAGGTTGTCGCTCTCATTTTCTGCGTATAAGCTGTAAAACTTTTTTATTTTTGCATTTGATTTTTTAATTGATGATTCTATAGCTTCCCTATGGCTGTCTTGCGATTTCGCAGTGTCTGCATGGATAATAAAATCTTTAAAGCATCCCGCCACTTCGGCTTCTACTAGTTTAGCCTTTACCTTTAAGTTGGTACAGTTATCGCTTCTTTTCATGTACTCTTTGCCGTATTTGTTTTGTGAATAGCAGATAAGTTTGTGATATTTCCCCCATTTCTGGTAGCGCATCCGTGCGCCACACACGCCACAATAACACAGTCCGCTCAAGATGTTTTCGTTGTTGATGTGTGAGTTTGTATGTCTTTTTTTCATGCACTCCTGCGCTTTGTAAAAAACTTCTTCACTAACTATTGGCTCGTGTAATCCTTTATATTCTCTCCCTTTATATTCGATATATCCAATGTTAGATTTCCGCTTAAGAATCTGAGCAACAATCCTTTCTCCCTTAAATCCTAAGATTTTTGAGATATTGTCGCAAGAATAACCATCTATATACATGTCAAACGCTTTGCGAACTATCTCAGCTTCCTCCTCTTTTGGATGCAGTATCCCATCGTTTCGGTCATAGTAGTATCCAAACGGTACTCTTCCCCCTCCCATCCAATATCCTTTTTTGACGCGCTCCGTCATTCCTGCGGACATCCGCATCCGTATCACTTCGCGCTCATATTGATTCATAGCTGCATTCATCGTCAACATAACCTTATCCATTGGGTTTTCCGTACGAATTTCCTCTGTCATTGACACGACTTTAACTCCATATCCGGGAAGGACTTTATACATAAGGTTTAGCGTGTCAATTACATCACGACTCATTCTGTCTAATTTATAGATATATACAGTCTGTATTTCTCCGCTTTCCGCGTCAGACAGCAGCTCACTAATTGCTGGTCGCTCCAATTTGCTTCCGCTATATCCACCATCCACATACCATTTATTAATCACCACTCCTTTTTTCTCACAGTATTCCAATATTTTTTGCCTTTGTACATCAAGCCCATACTTTTCCGTTTGTGATTCTGTTGATACTCTTAAATATGCTACATTTTTTTTCATCGCCAACTCTCCTTTTGAGGAGAAAAGGCTAGGTTTTACTCTAGCCTTAACTTACATTATTTCTCCTTTTTTGTCAATTTCCCGACAAATATTCTTTTGACACTTTCCAGCTTTATTTCATGGTTTTTAATTTCCTCTTTTGTGACTTGTTTGCCATTGATGTATATTTTTGTCACTCTAAAACCTCCATTTCCTTGCTACGTTTAGGATGTTTCATAACATTGCCATCATATCTAATTATATGCTTTAATTTTTGTAAGATTACTTTTTGTCATACTTTTTAACCACTTTTTTATCTCATTAATAAATGATTGTATGTCAATCTTTTTCATTTCGCATACTTCTCACATTCTAGGATGATTTCCATTCCTGCTGCTATCGCATACCCATATTCCCGGTTCGCCCCACGAGAACGCTCCCATCCTCCCAACATGTAGATGGTGTCACACATTGAAAGCATTGTTAATGACATATTCATGTATTCTTCGTAGGTAGTATCCATAGGTAAATTGCTATTGACTGCTGCCGGATTGATAACCAGATACCCATTGCCCTCAAGTTCTTCCTGCTTTTTTTGAAACTGTGTTAAATAATCTTCTGGCTTTCTGCCTGTAATACTCCCGCTTATGTATATTTTTCTCATTTTTACACCTCCGTTTAGTTTTTTACAAATCCAATTATAATTTAATCTATGCATGTAGCGGCTTTTCACACCGTTCAAATTCAATCACAAAAACATAAGGATTAGATTGTGGTGTTTTCTAACTGGTATATTGAGTGGATAGGTTTCAATGGCGTTTCTTTCACATCATAGACTGTCGGTTGTTCGTCAATATCCATCAAAAATCCTTTTGTTATTTCCTCTCCCAGTTTTCTATATTTCTCTGTCTTAAGTTCATTTCTTAATTGCTTGAAACTTTCTGAAATATATCTTTTAAATTCATCAGCATCTATCAGTCTCATTCACGCCACCCACTTTCTCAAAATAAAATGCAACAGGCTTTTCATGCACCGCTATAGTACCAAACCTTACGCCCACCTGATAGGCTACATCATCACGCATCAACCTCTTGGGTATGCCCTGAAGATACTCACGGAACTCATCTATCGTCCGTGTTGACTTGTAAAAATTGCAACTGCGACACGCAGGATACATATTCTCTAAAGTGTCCTCACCGCCTCTGTAAAGAGGTGTCTTGTGGTCTGCCTGCATTTCACGAAACTTTAATTCCTTGCCACAGTAAGCACAGTGACCTCCAAACTTCTTGTAAACTTTATTTCTGTCCATAGAGGACAGCCTTTTACGCTTTATCTGCTCCATATCGATCCTTCTACGCTAACCGTAACTGTCCGTTTTCTTCCTCTCTGATTGTCATGTTCTTGGTTCTTTCCGTAACACAAAGCTCTGGCAGATTAGCCTCTACCAGTGCCGTCGGTATCGGTGGACATACCGCATTGCCGCACCGCCTGACCTGCTCACTTCTTGGATATTCTTTTCCGGTATAGTCATGGTCGATTATGTAATCCTTCGGAAATCCCTGACAGCCATACAACTCTCTCGGCTCCAGCATCCGCAAACCGATATCGACTATCTGATAATCAACACCGTTTACAGTAACAAGCCCGAATCTGTCCTGCGCTGTGATTGTGTCAAGCGGCTCCTTGATATTCTGCCCGGTGCCTTTCCCGTAATATTTAATTAAAAAAGCCCGAACTTCTCCGACATGTCCATCTCCTACCGTTATTGTCGGTCTGCGGTCACTCTGAATAAGCGTTGCCGCACATATGCGGTTATGGTCCCATGCCGTCACCGTCGGCAACGGATTTTCCAGAGTGTCGCCCGCTCCCTTATAACCACCGTCATAGTATTTGTGCAGAAATGATGTAACCAGTCCGTATCTGTTGGAACTGTCCACTGTCATTACCGGATATGTTATGCTCTGCCCTCTAACCTCTTTGTCCGACATCTTAGAATGATACTGGATCAAGCTTGGTGCACACAGATAATGTTTGCATGAACCCACAATAGTCGGAAGCGGTTCGTTAATATCATGCACTCTTGGTTTCTGCCCAGCTTTTTCTCCATAGCCGATTGGTACAATAAAAGGCTCTGCGTTATCAATGACAAACTTTTTTAATCCTCGTGCAATCCGTTCCATGGTCTTAGGCGCCAGCGGACGCACTGCCCGGATACCGTACTTTTCTTTGATTTCTTTCGCTGTGTCAAAAATGGACGGACACGGTAGAGAAAAATCAAGCTGTGTATATGCACCGACATATGGTTTTAACAGTCCTGCTTTGACCTCTTCGCTATCTGTCGGTGCATGAGTTGGCTCTGGCCAGACAATCGGCTTTCCGTCACACCGGGCAATCAAAAAGAATCTTTTACGCATTGTCGGTGCCCCATAATCAGCAGCTATCAGCTCTTTTGTCTGTACCTCATATCCTAACTTAGTGAGTTGGGCTATAAATTTCCGATAGGTCACGCCTTGTTTTGCTTTAATTGGTCTATGTGACCGGTTCAGCGGTCCCCATGTCTTAAATTCCTCTACATTTTCAAGCATGATTACCCTTGGTCTTACCTTTCCAGCCCACCGAAGTGCCACCCATGCCAATCCCCGGATTTTCTTGTCTTTCGGCTTTCCACCCTTGGCTTTACTGAAATGCTTACAATCTGGACTAAACCACGCAAGTGCTACCGGATGTCCACCGCAGGCGAGTACCGGGTCAACATCCCAGACGTTTTCACAATAGTGTTTTGTGCTCGGATGATTCGCCTTGTGCATCCTGATTGCCTCAGGGTCATGGTTAATTGCAATATCCACACTGTAGCCGGTTGCCATTTCAATGCCAGTGCTTGCTCCGCCACCACCAGCGAAATTGTCTACTATAAGCTCTCCGTTTATCATTACAACACCTCCGCTAATCCTTACATCCATGTGCTCGTTACATCCAGATACCTTTTGCCGCGTATGGTCACTGGTTTAATCTTCGGTTTCTTCGGCTCTGCCATTGTCAGGCTCTATCTTTCTGTACGCTTCTGTAATCTTCCTCTCTGCAATTTCCAAGCGCCTTTTCAGGTCTGCCACCTCTACACATTTCTCACTGTACAGCTTATCCATCTCACGTACTTGCTCCGGGGGTGATTCCAAGTTCCTCATATTCTGCCAGCCTTTCCGCTACGTTTATGAACCTGAACATCTCGTCAAAGTTAAAGCTGCTTAACAGCTTATGACTGCCAATGCCAATGACATAAGCGCTTCCATATTCATTCCTTTTGGTCAATCTTTCCATCTTTTCATCCTCCTATAAATCCCATATGTCCAACTGTCCTATCTTTTCCTCCTGCGGCTCTTCCAGCGTAATTTCAGCTATGTCGCGTGCCCTTTTGAGGCTCGACAAATACGAATCTTTCCCCTTCTCATGCCGCCTCATTACTATGATGTCCCCTGAATCAATCGCCACTTCCAGACCTCTCACATATCCCATCACATTTCCTATGACAGGATTATCTATTTTCCTGCGAATTTTATCTGCGTTCTTCAAAAGATACTGATAGTTCTCACTACTCTGGTAGCTTTCCAGTACCTCCTTGGCGTTTCTCTTGATTTCATCCGCTCTTGCCATGTAGTCAGGGTCAACCTCAGGCGGTATTTCTCTGCCATAAATCTCTGGAAAGTATCCCAGCCCTTCCAGTATCCTGCGCTCATATATGATGTGATTCCTTACAAGGTTCAAATTGCCTCCGTCAGCCCAAAATGGGTCACTCCCTCCTTGGGTATAGAGGTGCTCCCACCTTGCATGACTTTCTATCAGCCTCTTTTCTGCTTCCTTCCTCTCATCCTTCATGGCTTTTCCTCCGATAGGAAATCGAACAGGGTCGGCATCTCGATTTCATCCTCTGCCGCTTGCAGGTATCCTACTCCGTCCCGGTAATAATCAGGATTCAGCTCTATTCCATATCCCCTGCGCCCCATCTTAACCGCTGTCATGGGTACCGTCATAATCCCTCCAAATGGGTCTAGCACCATGTCCCCCTCGTTGCTGTAGCGGTTGATGATTCTTTCCACAATATCCAGCTGCAAAGGGCAGACGTGCATCTGCTTTCTCCTTCTGGACTGGCTGGTATTCAGTGTTCTCATCCTGTTAATATCATCCCAGACCTCCATCTGATTCCATGAACCGGGTGCAACTACCATAAAGGTGGCTGGCAGTTTTCCGTTTTCATCCAGCTTTTTCGCCAGGGCTACATGCTCCTCATAGCTGTACACCTGCTGCCGGGAATACTTCCGGTAGACCAGCTGAAGGTTGTCAACGGATATCTCCTCCAGTTCGCTTTTCTTTATTAGCCTGTCCCCGGAACTTCGCCAGTAAGCATGAGCGTCTATCTGCCACTGTGCCCGGGTGTATTCCTCTTTGGTCTTTTTGACCGGAGTGTCTGCGTAAGCGGTGCCCCGGTCTGTTGGCAGTTTCCGAAACAGCAGGATATATTCCGGGCAGCCCACACCCATCTTAGAACCGTCCTTGCACTGTTCCGTCCATCCAAGCCGGTAGGTCTGGTTGTTCTCCCGAACCACGTCCGTCACTACCGTAATCATGCCAAAATACTGAAAGCCGTGCTTCCTATAATGCTCAATACAAGCTGCATGGAAGGGCTCTACCGTGGGCATCCCTGTACCTGTGGCATTCCCGAACAGAACCCTGTCCTTCACATGGATTGCCGCCACTCTGCCCGGCTCCAGCACCCGGTGCAGCTCCGGGGTCAGAAAATCCATCTGCTCAAAGAACCGTTCCGTATCCTTGTTGTGGCCGAAATCATTGTAGTTTGCGGAGTATTCATAGTGGTTCCCGAAGGGGATTGAGGTATGTATCAGCCCCACGCTGTCACTTTCCATCCTCCTTGTTTCCTCCACACAGTCATCATTGACCGCAACATATCTGCTTCCTTCTATCTTCACTGTTTCAACCCCCATCTTTCTTCTTAACCGCTCTGTCTTGTTCCCGCTGTTCAGTCCATACTTTTTTACAATCTCTATCATCCTGCCTATCATGTGGTCGTGGTTTTTCCATTTCTCAAGCAGCGCTTCTTTGATTTGCCGCTCGTTCTCCATGTAGATAATATCCACAACCACCGTCTTTTCCTGTAAAAACCGGTAGCACCGGTGGACTGCCTGTATAAAATCATTAAATTCATAGTCAATCCCCAGAAATATCTCCCTGTGGCAGTGCCTTTGAAAATTGCAGCCGGAGCCAGATAAAGACTTCTTCGTGGCAAACAGCCTTGTGCGTCCCTCTGAGAAATCTATCACACGCTGTTCCCTCAAGTCATAGTCCTGTGAGCCGTAGATGTCCACCGTTCCCGGGAGTGCCTTTTTAATGGCTTCTCTCTCCTTCTCCAAATCATGCCACAAAAGGAAGTGCTCTTCCGGGTCTTTATCAACAATTTCCCTCATTTTCGCAACTCTCGCGTCTATGCTCTCCCTCTTAATGTCTGCCGCCTCTTTTAATCCTGCTGCCGCTTCTGAAAAAAGGGAAATCTGTCCATCTTTATCCTGCGCATCTCCGTAATGGATGGGAAGTTCATGCCAGCGCACTTCCAGCGGTGGCAGGTCGTACCCCTCATCGGAGTATTCCGGGTTTAAATCCGAAGGTTTTGTAATAAACAGCGCCCAGCTGGATACCCACAGCCAGAACTCATCTTCCATGTTTGGGTATAAGGTCAGGTTGTTCGCCTTTGTGCTGTCGCGCTGGAAAAACCTTGTCAGAGCCTGCCCGGTGTCCATCACCTCCAGATACCCGGCATAGTGAATCAGCTCTTTATATTTGTTGGGGCTTGGGGTTGCCGTTGCCACCAGCTTATAGGGAACCTCCCGGAACTTATCAAGGAAAGTCTGGTAGGTCTTACTCCCAAAACTGCGAAGGACGCTGGCTTCGTCCAAGGAGGTTGCCGTAAAGTATCCCGGCTCTATGTCCCCATCCCTTACCCTCTCATAGTTGGTCAGCAGAATAACGCCTGCTGCCTTTTTTACTTCCTCCATAGTGCGCACATATGAAGGGGCTTCATACCCAAGGACTTCCACCGCATCCCTTGTAAACTCCTGTTTGACTCCGAGGGGCAGGACTATCAACGCTTTTCCCCCTGCATACTGTACCGCTTGATAGCAGAACTCCAGCTCCTGTATGGTCTTCCCCAGTCCAAAGGACTCAAACAGGGCGCGTTTTCCTCCCTTTAACGCCCACGCAACCGCATCTTTCTGGTGGGGCTTCAATGCTTTATTCAGTTTTGAAGGTTCAATCTCGAAACCACTGTCTACAGCGATTTCTATTTTGCTTTTTAAAAATTCTAGGTAATTCATTTTTCAAAGAAGACCGCATATGCTTCACTCTGGCCAGAGTCCCGGCTCCTTTCTTTATTTTGCTTTTTATACTTAATTTTTGCCAATTCCTTTCATTTGCTTTATTTCTTCATCCAATAAGTGATAAAACAATCGCCTGTATCCATAAAAGTCGGTTCTTCCACAAGGAATGCGCCCCAGCCCTTTAACATACTCTATGTCCTCGTATGTTTTATTTTTTGTCACAGATAAAATCATATATTCCGCAATCATTTCATTTGTCAAATGAGCTACACATGCAATCACAAAAGCCCATTCTTCATCTTGGCACATCATTTTTAATTCTTTTTTTCTTTGCTTGCTTATTCCATAGTCCTCCCAAGTGAAAAATCGGACTGATTTTTTCATTTGCTTTTTGTGGGATTTTATAACCTCATCCAATCTTACACCTCATTCCTTCGTTTCTAATGCCGTTTAAAACGCTCTGTTTTGTTTTTCTATCATTTTGGCATATGATGTCGATGCTTAATAACAAAATGTGTAATCAGCCTTTCTGCCTTTTTGAATATCATCTCTGCTGTCGATATTGTTCATCAATCGATTTTATATTTTTATCCCGGTAATCTTATAAAATATGTCAGCGTCAAAGTTCGGAATTGCTCTGATGACGTTCTTTTCTGGGTCTGATAAGCTGTTCCACCATGACTGACCACTTTCTGATTCATCAAGCACTTTTAGATAACCGCCTGTTATTTCGTGTGTTAAATATGCTGATTTTTCCTCATCCGTCATATCCTCTGAACAAATCCATTCCACGACATCCTTTGGTATCTGACTCAGTAAATCTCTCGCATCTGAACACAACCAATCATTAAACGACCAGTTGGAAGGTTTGTTGAAGAACATAATAGGCTGTTCTTTTGTCATAAAACATCCGGTGTTCCTGTCCCCGGAGTTCCAATCCCCGGTGTTGTGGTTCCCGGTGTTCCTGTTCCCGGTGTTGTAGTCCCCGGTGTTCCAATACCCGGTGTTGTAGTTCCCGGTGTTGCAATACCCGGTGTTGTAGTCCCCGGAGTTCCTGTTCCCGGTGTTCCTGTTCCCGGTGTTCCTGTTCCCGGTGTTGTGGTTCCCGGTGTTCCTGTTCCCGGTGTTGTAGTCCCCGGTGTTCCTGTTCCCGGTGTTCCTGTACCCGGTGTTGTAGTCCCCGGTGTTTACGATTTCAAGCAGTTCCGTCCAAGGAATTTCACGGACTATCTGAATCTTGTTGGTGCAGCACTTAGAATCTCCCTTGATACTATCCACATCGCCAAGCGCAATCACTTCTGCCACCTTGTGTCTTGGGTCGAAGGGATAATAACTAAAACAGTCAGATGCTTTCAGGCAGAAATGAAAACCCCTGTCACAGCAACTCGGTGTTACATCTTCTTCAAAAACTTTCCCAACCTCAAATTGATATCCTTTGCAAGTCCAATCATGGCTAAATACTTTATATCCTCTAACTTTGTCCATATTTTACATCCTTTCTTTTAATCAGCATCATAATCTTGCGGGTAAACGATATAGTTTTTCATTTTTAATTCTCGGTGATGCTACAATGTATCTTTCGAAACTCGCTAATTGCTTTCAACGCCGCGGCATAGTTTGAATATTCCTTTTCCATCTGTCTGATTTGCTTGTCTAAAATATCCATTTTTTTGTATATCCATCTTTCCAAGATTTCCAAATCATTTTTCTGTGGTGTGTCCGGCATTCGCGACGGCTCCTTACTTTTGACAATCGCTTCAATCTCATCCGCTGTACAGTCGTTTAAATCTGCCAATATCCTTATTTGTTTTTTTTGATTTTTTGCATTGCTGTAGCTTTTTTTGATTTCCGAAATTGACATTTCCATCCTTTATATTTCTCCCAGCAGTTCTTTTTCCAGTTTTTCAAAATCATATTCCCTTTGTGGAAATTGATTAAATTGGTTTTTATCTGGTATTGATTGCTTTTTGTCCGGGACAAAGTTGCCGTCCAGATAATCGATATATCCTGAGTTAAAAAAGGTGCTGCCATTTTGCGGCTTTCGCCAAGTATCTTTATCAAGCTCCGACTTGTAACGTAATATAGCCCTTTCCATCTCATCAAATCCAATTTGCCATATCTTTAGCTTGCTTTTTTCAGATACCTGTCCTTTCCCTTTTTTGCATGGATACAATTTCCATAAACTTTCAAACAGTGCACAAGCGTCAGCTTTGCACATAGTTTTTTTATTTACTTTACTATACTTTACTTTACTATACTTTTGTCCTAGTGGATGGTCATTCACTCCTAGTGAATGGTCATTCTCTCCTAGTGAATGGTCATTCTCTCCAATTTTGTGGCTATTTTTGCGTACAAAAATCACATCTTGATAATCTGTCTTGTTCGATATATCAAGTAACCAGTAATCCAATATTATCTCAGTTCCCTTACGATTTTTCGATTTAAGGACTTGAAGATATGACTTTTGAATACCTCTACTGGTAAGCACTCCCCACTCAGCAAGCAGCCTTTTATCAAAAAGACCAACTTGAAGGCAGTAGTCCAAAGTTTCTTTAACTTTACCGGCACTGATGTACCCGCCCATCTTCCTTGCGGTTGATGCACTAAGGTCATCGCACCATTGGTAGAAGTATCCGTCGCTTCCAAACGCCATTTGACAAAGGTAGAAGTATACTCCAAAACCTTCCCATCCCTGTGCCATTAGCAATTTGTCAATTTTTGTATCATTGGAGAAAATGTCGACAGACCATCCTGCGTAATCAATACGTTTTCTCGGTTTTCCTGCCACTTTTAATATTCCTCCACATATGTTGCCAAATGATTTTTTGTCACTAATCAGCTCGCATCTTCAAACACTAAAGCAAACGCAACTTTCATCTGGTCATATGGTAAATCTGGTTTAATTTAAAATGATGTTAATAAGTTTCTTTTGCGCATATTTGCGCAGGTGTTTCAACCTTTCTTGTACTATTTCAGTCCGCGGTATGAAACATACAAGAGCTTAAATAAATGGTAGTTCATCATCAATTCCATCAGGTATGTGCATAAATCCGTCATTCATACTATTTGTTTGACGGTCATCAGCGTAACCAACATTGTTTCCGATTTCGCCATTGGAAATGCTCTTGCTTTCGCAAAATTCATGTTCTTCAACAACCACATCCGTGGTGTAAATCTTTACGCCATCCTTATTAATATAACTTCCTGTTTGGATATGTCCTACAACGGCAATCTTCATTCCTTTGCGCAGATATTTCTCTACAAATTCACCGTTATTGCCGAAAGCAACACAGCTGATAAAGTCACAGTCAGCCTCTCCCTCGCGCTTGTATTTCCTTTGAACTGCCAAGCTGTATCGTGCTATGGATGTACTGCCGTTTGCAGACTGCGAATACCTCACCTCTGGGTCTTTAGTAAGCCGTCCGATTAAAATTACTTTGTTCCTTCCTTCTCCTTTACAGATATGACCGTCCGAACTCTCTTATAAAATCTTCTCTTGTGCCGTAGTGTTCTTCGTAGTGCTTCTGGCAGTCAATTTTCAGCTTCATATCAATGCTTTTTGCGGCTTGTCCTGCAAATACTCCATTGGGATGTAAATCAGGTCTTAACGGTGCTATAAAGCCCATTTTCTCACATTTTTCCTTCATCCCACCGCCCATGCCGTAAAAACAGTGATGGCGTTCTACAGGTGCGCTTCCTGTAAACATACAGTGATTCATGTCATTTGTAAAAATGCTCCACAGCCGTTTCATCATGTCCCTCTTTTCTGGTTTTTCTGCCTTTTTTGTTAATCCTAATATAAGATTTATTTACAGTAATTTGTCCCAAATTTGCAGATAGAAAAGGCTTGTTATTTTGGCTTCCATCTTTCCACCATACGCGCCAACTCTTGCGGGGGCATAGTTTCTATCCCAATGTCTTTCGCTTCCTGCACAGTGCCCTCAATCAAGATGCTCATTTCCTTGCTATTATAAGTGTGAGAGCCTCTGTAAATACGATAAAAAAAGACTTCCTTTCCGCTCTCAATCTTACTACCTACGCATATGCTATGTACCATTTCCTGTTCCTGCATATATGAAGGTGGCGCGTTGCTTTTATATACAAGTGGTTCTCCATCTATAAATTCTGGCTGTCCATATCGGCATATCAATACGTTTTTGCAAGATACTTTTGATATTTTGAGGCAATCAGCAATCTTGCCGACTAGCACATGGAAGTAAGCGTTTGCATCAAGGGAGCGTTTTTTTCGGTGCTTTATAGCTTTTATTTCCAAAACATCCACATCTTTAATCTCATCATACCCATTTTTTATGGCTGACTGCTCATTAACAGTAAAAGAGATTGTAAAGTTACCTGTCATATAATCTTGATTGATTCCTAAGACTTTCCCTGTAAATTCCATTTAAGCACCTCTATCATCCCTTTTTGTCTGGAACATTCTTCATTTTTTTTATAAAATCCTCAATCTGCAAATCTGAGATTGCACCGATATGTCCCAACTTATATGTGTTGCATAAAGCTTGCACACTGTACCCGGTACGCTCAAGGGCTGCATAAACGTCTTTTAAACGGTCATTGTTTAAATTGGCGTTTGTTTGCAAAGAAGTTTCTGCATTATTGCTGTATTTTGTGGAATCTTTATCCCAGTACACATCTGCCCCAATTCCTAGCTGTTTACAAGCCACCGATAATGCATCCGTTGTTGCCATTTTAAAGCACTCATCAGAAACATATATTCCATTCTTTTCCTTTGCCGCTAACATACTTCCACCAGTGCCTAAGATAGGCTTTGACCATTCTCCATTCCAATTTATAAACAACTCAATATTTACAAAAGCTGCCGTTTCTTCCCCTATGCTTTCTGTCCATTGCCTTGTCGTATTGTAATACCATCCAATCCCACATGCTCCAAATTGCTCTGTAAGTACTTTAATTCGCCACATAGGGTTAATGTCCGTCATACCTTTAAGCCTGCCGCCATATATAGTCTTTTTAGCGTCATCTGGCACCGCCCTGACTTTTTGATAAATCTCAAGATTTTCCATCAAATCATCTCCCAACTAATTCCCACACTGTTAAGATACATCTCAAGCTTTTCTTTTTGCGATTCTGTTAATGAAAGCCTGTATTCATATAAGTTTGACTCGCCTTCCTGTCCAGCAATCAAACTTTCAATAACCTCTTGTGCCGCTTTTTCTTTCGCAATCTCCACAGCTAATTGCTTTTCTTCCTCAGCTTGTCTTATAAAAGCTTCTTTTTCCTCCTGCGCCTTTCTTTCCGCTTCTAACCTTTCCCGCTCCTCTTTCCGAATCCGGGCTTCTTCATCCTGCTTTATCCGTTCCTGTTCTTTTTTTAAAATCTCTCTTTTCTGGGCTTCGTACTTCCCGATATACTTGACAGATTCAGAAAGGTTAAATGTGTTAAAGTATATCCTAATGGCTTCTTTTTCTGCGTCAGAACCCATCTCTTTGATGGATTTTATGTCGCATTTCCGCAAAATCATTTCTTCCCGGATTGCTTTCTCTGCCATTGTTGCATTCTCCCACTTTGCATTAAATATAGAAGATAATGGGATTTCATCGGACATTTCGCCAATGCACTCATCATAAATCTGTTTGATAAGAGTCTGCTTTTCCGCTATCCTTTTCCTCTCAAACTCTGCCACCTGTGAGCCAATATAAGCGATAGGCTTATCGTACATTTCAAGCAATTCTTTTGCCTGCGATTCAAACACTTTAAATGGCTGCATGTACTCTTCCTTTGCCTGTTTTACGCGCTTGCTAAATGACTCCTTTTCTTTCCGTAGCTCCGCAACTGTGGTCTTTGCTGCCTTTTTTGTATCCTCGGTAAAGGTCATGCCGTTATATTCTTCCAGCTTTTCAGCCAGATATCGTTTGGCTCTTTCAAAGTCGCAGCGCACAACGCCTGCCTCCTGCGTCACCACAACTTCATAACTCTCATTGCTTCTGTTCATATATCCACCCTCCTGAGTAATACCATTCGACCATCATTTCTTTAAACTCTTTTTGTTCTTCAAAAGTTCCGTTTAAACATCTTTCTAAAGCATAGTGATAAGCGTCAGATTCAGGTATAAATTTGCCAGTCTTCATCTCGCGATAGCCATTTTCCAAAGGGTTATCGTTCACTTCGTTTGGGACGCTTTTAAGAGCTTCCCATTCTTCATCAACTGTCATGCGGTTTTCAATTTTTATCATTTTTTATCCACCCTGTCGATTAGCCCGGAAAACTCAACCCCATTAAAATAAAATGAAATCCATGTGCCGGAATAATCTTCATAATCGCAAAGAATTGATGTATATGGGACTTCAAGAATACGCACAATTTCATCAATCCCTTGGTACAAGTGAAGTTGGCAATTTGCACCGCACAGCGAATAAGAGTCATGTCCTGCTTCTTTGTCAAAAAACTTATTATCCGCAAGACATTTTTGTGCTTCTGATAATGTCGTGAGCCACTCCTCTATTTTCGCTTTAGTGTTATTGACTATTTCAGAAACTGCGCTTGCTCTTAACATTTGCTGGCGTTCCTCTTCTTGACAACTAGCGCACATACCGCTTTTCATTTCATCTCTTTCATAGCGTTCACCACATTTTTTACAATCCAAATCTACCGATTGATTGTTTTCTTTTATATGTAGCCCATCCTCCTTTTTTTCTAAAATGCCTATGCTGATAAGGGCATTTATCCAGCTGGTTTTTACTTTTTTAATAGGTATAATCGCTTCCATTTTTATAAGCCTCCTTGCACCAAATCTGTGACTACGTTAAATAAAAATGTTTACATATTTTCCGCGCTGGAATCCACGCTTTGTCGCTCTCAATAGGTTTGTAAATGTCTTCCGGCAACTCTTTTTGGTAGTAGCAATCACGGCGTAATTTACATGCGACACATTCATGTTCCACATGTAAATTACATCTTTCTTCATAGGTTGTGTTTTGATAATCTTTCAGCATATATTGATATAGTCTATCTGACATTACTTGCTAATCTCTTATGGCACGCTCATACTTTTCCTTGTATTCCATAAGTTCTTTTAATTTCTCAATAAGTTCTTCAATCATTATTGGTGCGCCATCCTTTCTGCGTTTTCGGTGTTTTTACTTTCCATGTTCTCGCTCCAGCTGTTCTGACAATATCAAGATAGATTCCACATAGCTTGACATCTCACCGTTTTTTAACCTTTGGTTGATTCCTCTTTCCCCATGGTATCGCATTAGTGCTTCTTCCATGTCCTCGCCATCCTTAATAAGTTCTGCCAAATAGTCAACAGCTACATTCATGTTCTGCCTGATGTCTGTCAAATCTGTTGCTTTAAGTTTTTCCATGCGTTCTTGGTGCCATTTCGCTGATACTTGCATAATTCCAATACAGTCGCCATTTACCGCATCTTTTACAAATCGGCTTTCTCGATAGCAAATGGCTTGTATCAATTCAGGGCAAATATTGTATCGCTCCCCAAGCTCCTGTGATATGGCAATGACATCATCTGGCACTTTGCAATCCTCCTGAGCATTTGCATTCATGCAAAATACTGACATTGCAAATATCACTGCCATAATTCCGATTTTTATCTTTCTTTTCATCCAGCTACCTCATCATTCTCTAGGTAAAGAAATTTAATGACATCTTCCTCCAGAATATTTATCTCACGAATCAACGCTCGTAATTCCCTTACGGTGATTGACTCGGGATTGCGTAGCTTGCTGTAAAAAGTGCTAATGCCGATTCCAACTGCATCAGCTACCTCATTGTAATTTGTGCCTGTTTTTTTGATACACGCCTTTATATCTCTTGTAAACTGCTCATCTTTGCTTGATGTTTTTTTGTTTGACAAATAATGTGACAAATCATCATCTCCTTTCTGCCTGCGATTAAGTAAATAAAAATATGTAAATCCACATAATGTTGCTCACTAAAAAAGCTATGATGGCTATCGCAAAAGCTATTTTCCAAAATTTTATTTTTGCTTTCATTTCCTTTATTACCTCTTGCGCCAAATATTCTTGTGTCATCTTTTCCTCCTGTTCTTCTTGCAGATACAGTCAAAAAATGTTACACTTAAATCTGTAATCTGCTAGCTGTGTAGTAGATTGCGCGCCTCGGTTGGTGTTACAGCACCGCCGGGGCATTTTCCATTAATCTATCGTGTCCTGTTCTTTTTCCAGTACCTCGGTAAACTCGCCATTTTTTAGATAGTATAGTACATCTTCCTTTATTCTTTCTCCGTCCACTTTTTCAGTTTTCACATTGATTGGTATGTATTCTCCGGTTTCGTCCTCTGACCATTCAGCTAGTGTGATAAAACTCCCTATTTTAGCAGATGCGTGTGAGCAATGACCAGCGCACATGATTACAGAGTGTTTACCTTTTGACTCAATTACATCATAATTCCCACTGCTTATCAGTCGGCTTGCATTCCCACTGCTTATCAGTTGGCTTGCATTCCCACTGCTTATCAGTCGGCTTGCATTCCCACTGCTTATCAGTCGGCTTGCATTCCCACTGCTTATCAGTTGGCTTTCATAACCACTGTTTATCAGTCGGCTTTCATTCCCACTGCTTATCAGTCGGCTCGCACTCCCACTGTTTATCAGTCGGCTTGCATTCCCACTGCTTATCAGTTGGCTTTCATAA